ATCCCACAACGTCTGATTCTGAACATTCGTACCAGAAACGGTCGGAATCAAAAAGTCCGTTGAATCATTTGGATTCTTCTGTTCACCATTAAATTTCTGCCAATTATCCCAAACGAGCCGATTTGGAACAAAAAAGAAGAAAGTCTCCAAATAGAGATTATCCATAAAAGGCACAATCGGAGTAGCCAAACGAGCAAACAAAGTAGCTGTCAGCTTAAAACTATCTCCTGGCAAAACTTCATCGACATAAAAAGGAACAAGAAAACCAGAATTAAAAGTTGTCTTATATCCATGAGATCTATCAAAGACAGACCGAGGAATCTGAGTCGAAGGAACCTGCGAGAAAAGATGCTGTGTAGCACGATTAACTGATGACATCTAAAAATCCATAGCTATAGATAACAAAAAAGGCAACCAGTTCAGAAAGTCCTCTCATCGAACCGATCGCCTTACGGCTCTAAAACTAAGACTCAAAAAGCTTTATCACCGTAGGGCAAAGCATATACCACAAGTCAAAGAGAAAGCAAACATTCGAGCAGTGCGTTGGGTACCCGCACGCTCATCGGGGTGTCACCGGAACCAGTTACATCAAGTAAGTAACTGGTTCCGGTGTGTACCCGTGCGCAAATCGTTGAAATATCTAAAAAAAAGATCGCCGCAAACAGGCGATCGAAAGGATTTTAAAGGGATGGAAACCATCCCTTATATGAGTTATTAGTAATTACCCATTGTTGTCAGAAGCAGACGGTTTAACCTCGGTCGCTGGAGCAGGCTGAGGTTCTTTAGAAGGCTCAGAAGACTTAACTTTTTCAGAAGCGACAAAGCCAAGGTCTTCAAGCTTACTCCTCTGTTCAGGATCATTGAGCGCCTGAAGGAAGTCAGATGGAGAGTTATTGAAAGAGGCGCGAATGCGGGACGGAAGACTTTCAAAGTATTCAGTTGCACGAACAACAGCATTCTGAGCAGTCTGAAAATCTGTGACGTCAGAAAAGTCACCAAACTGAATTGGGCGCTTCGGCGAAAAAGGATCAGTCAAAAAACCGGTCTCAGCATACTTTTGCAAGATATTGTCGATCATGGTCTCATCTTTAAAGTGCTGTTGAGTCATCGACGGTTCAGTAAAGACAATACCTTCGGCAGTAGCGTTTGTGTGATTAATTTTAAACTTCATATAAGCTCCATATAAAAAAGTCCTCGCACTGCGCAAGGACTAATTAGAAGAATCTCCGTGTTGCGGCCGCGTCTGTACTTAGACTTCGGCCTTAGCAGGCGCGGCCGCTTTGAGGTCCTCAATCGTAGAAACAAAAGCAGTCGCGGCGGCAATCTGTGTCGGAGCAGAGGCTACAAGCTCTCCAGTCTCATCAGAGTACTGACCGATCTCATAAAGAAAGAAATCATCGGGATGCTGACCAACGGTAGTACGACTATCACGAACGAGATCAGAGAAAGACCGAGATGCATCAGCGGCAGAACGACTGAAGAACGGCGTATTAAAAACCTGAAGTTTAGAGTCGAAAACGGAAAAAACCTTAAGGATCATGATTGATTCTCTTCCATAACGCGTCTAAGTTTAGCGGCTTTCAGTTCTTGGACGCGTTCACGAACTGAGAGACGTTGCGGCGAAGCTTCGCCAGTATCTTCAAAATCGCGCCCTCGCTTTTCGCGAAGACGCTTAATCTCTTCATAACGAACAATATCAGAACGCTCCAACAACTTATCAAAATAAGCTGGAGGATTCATCATAATCTTCTCGCTAAGAATAAGTCGATCATTAGTATAAATATCAGTCATGTACTTTTCACAAAAGTCATGACCAATGCCAGGTTTAAGCGAGCAATGACAAAATTCAGCAACCTTGCCGTCATAATGCTCTAACTTTAAAGGGCCTGTAATTTTCTTCGTAACATAACGAGCAACATAAGCGGCAGTCTCAAAGTTGACTGAACCAATCGAACTAAAGCCATAAGGCCAAAGTTTCTCAAGCGTACGGCTACGATATAAGTTATTGCCTCGACGAATCGACCAGAGCTGCTTATCAACAAAGGTCACACCAAAAATAATTGCATGATAGTGAGGACGACCAAGCTTATCGCCATATTCGCCACACATAAAAAAGCGAAGCTGTTGACCAAAACGGCTCATGAAGTATTTACGCATGCGCTTCATGAACAGCTGAAAATGCTCGTAATGAAGTGAACCATCGGCAGGCAAATGAGCATCATCATAAGTCAGCGTAAGAAACATGTTGTTCTTATGTAACTTAGCTTCAACAACACATCGAGCAGCCCATTCACGAGACTTAGAAAGCCTGCAACCAATACATTGGCCGCAAGGAATTTTGAACTCAGAAAAAGGAATAGCCTTAGACGGATCAAACGTTATCAAATTACGTTGTCCATCTTTAGTCTTCTGACCAGCAAGACGATACGCTGTTATCGGGTGAAAGCAAGGCATTTTTCAAGACACGCAATATGAAGCTCACGAAGAATCGTCTCACGAGAAGAGCGAGAACGAACCTGAAATGAACAAAGAGAGACCCAAGGACGATCGCGATAAAGCGTCCAAGTCACCAACTTGCGACGACCAACATACGTCGACTCGCCAGGGATAAGCCAACAGACACCAAAATCTTTAAGAGTAAGCCGAAAAGCCGCAGTAGCCATAGCACAATTCCAAATGAAATTGAGATGTTCAAAATGATAACTATGACGACCGCGGCAGGTAACAAGGGTTAACGCTTAAATGCGGAAACCGCCGCGCATAGGCGTAGCACGAGTATTCAAAGTCTTCGTACGTGATGCACCTTTACGGAAAATACGCTTAGATGCTTTACGAGAAAGCTTATGACGACGACGAGACATACAAACCTCACTTTTTAAAAAGTTTCTTAACGGCCTTAAAGGCCTCCCAAATCGCAGAACCAGAGTTCAGCAAAACATTAACGAACTTTAAAATCGTATCTATCATTTCGCAAGATGAGCGGCGCCAACAGCAGAATTTGTGATCGGCGCTGTTGAGTTAAAGGGATTAATCAAATTCATCCATTGTCCAAATTTCCAAGCACCAGAGTGCTCTTTCATATAATCAAAAGCTAACTTCTGCTTCTCAGAAGCAATAGCAGAATTCTGAGTCATGAATTTCGCTTGCTTCAAATTCTCTTCTTGAATCTTATTAGCAATCTCTTGACCTTTGGTTTGGGACCACATCAGATTAGAAGAACTATCAGAAGCAACAGCCTGAGCGCGCTTCAAACCAGCATCAGCTTGCAAAGCAGAATTCTGAACGTAAGTCTGTTTCTCAAGAGCATCTTTCAAACTCTTCTCAGAATGCTGAGTTGACGTTTCAGCACCAGACTTAAAAGCACCAGCGAGATCAGGAGCAACAATCGTAGGTGCGTTGCCAGGAGCACCAGAACCGCCTGTAGCTGAAAGGATCGGATTGAGACCAGCTTTGCGCATATCAGCAACTTCCCATTGATGCCGATTCTGCATCACTTCTTTCTGATGCTTCCAGCCAAAATATGCCGATAAAGCAGAACTGCCTAAATTAGCGGCTCCGCCAATCGCTTCTGCCCAAGGGAAACCCATATCACTGTCCTAAAGCAAAGATAACAACAGTGCCAACAACAGCAAGCCAAATAACTAAAGCCATAACAACTCCTTAGAAATGATCAACGAGGCCAGGCACCGAGTAAACAGGCATCGGACGAGCACACTTCAAACGAATATACGAATCAAATAAGAACTGCGGCTCATCCTGAACAGCGATTACACGAGCAACGGGCGGATCATCCTGAACGAACTGCGAAGACAATGTCGGCAAAGAAGAAAACTTCTGAGCAAGATGCCAAGAATCGAGCGGCTGAGGATCGGTCGAACGGAACTTGCCAGTAATCTGTCCAGGGTAATAACGATACTCTGCATAACGCTCTTGATAGCCAAAAACCTCATCGTCATCAGCAGTGCCTTGGGCATAGATCTCTTTATTGAGAACAGCTTGTTCGCCAAGATGAGCTAGCACGGGCCAGTAAAAGTCAAAACGACCTTGACGAGACCACATGCGATTCAAACCTTGTTGATAGGTAAGGTCAGCACGAACATTCACAAAGCCAAAGACATATCCATGCTCAACAAAAGACTTCGAGAAACCATGGAAACTGTCTGAGGCCACACCGTAAGCAGCCAAATTACCTTGAGGCGTCGTCTCATTTGTAGCAGAGGTCTGCTGAACAGGATTGATCGAAATTCGAGCAGACGAACCACCAAGATACTCAGGACGCTGGAGACGAGCATCAGGCGAAATTACACCAAAGTGAGAACGCAAAATTTCTGTGTATCGCGTACCGCCGCGGGCATCACGCTCATAGAGCTTCTGGATCTGGAAAGCTTGGCGGAGATCATTGATCGAAATTGGAGTTGCCTTCGAAAGATCAGCCGTAAAACCATCAGAGGTAATACCATACTTACCCGCGAAGTAAGAGATTTGATTCGGATGAGGATCCGAGGCGGCAAAAGATCCTTGAAAAGGAATGGAGGAAGAGCCAGACCAATTGGCATCCTTATTGCCAATAGTAAAAGGAACGGTTTCTTTAAAAAGAACTTTATCAGACCAATTGTTAACACTATTAATGCCAGAGTCAACGTGAAAAGAGCCAACTTGTCTATAAAAAGAAACGTCACCAGAAACAGGAATAGAACCACCGAGAGAAATTTCTACGCCTGGTCCTTTCTGCGGCCACGGCAAACATGACGTGAAGTAATCGTGACGCTTACCACGACGAACCAAGTTGTAGTCAGACAAATTGTCAGGGCCGTCGCCAGTCGGAACTTTCAAAGATTCCTGAAGATTCTCATCTCTGAACCACTCATTGA